ATAAAGTATTTGCTGTTGCATTATCATTTAAAGCAGCTTGAATAGTAGCATAATCTCCACCACTAGTATGTGATACTGTAATTGTATTTGTGTAAGGAGTATGAAATAATCCTACTGTTAAATCTCCAATGTAAGAATCTCCATTAACATCTAAATCATAAGCTGGACTAGCTGTTCCTATACCTACTTTATCAGTTAAAGTTTTTGGATACAAATAACCATTAGTCAAATCTCTAACCCAAGCGTCATTGTATTTATCTAATTTTCCCGTAAAAGGATTATATGGAAAAGCCATTAAGTTATTGTTATATCAATTACTCGGTTACTTGAATCGTAAGTTAAAGTTTCTACTCTCACTGTATTGCTATCTAAAATATAAGTTATCACTTCTGGTTCTCCTACTCCATTTCCTGAAGCTACATAAGAAATAGTTTTATTATCATAAACTGGAGGATTTTGAGCAATTATAGTGTCTAGCTTTGTTTCAATTTCGTCTATATTCCCTACATTACCTGCTATCGCTTCTAAATATCCTGTTTCTATAGAAGTTAGTCCTCCACCTCCACCACCTACTTTAGTAGGAGTGAACATTGGAATACCATGTTCGTCTCTAGGTAGGTCTAATGGTTCTGGTAGTGGTTTGTCTATTAAAGCTTGTAAATATTCTGCTAGAGCTGAAATATCTTCTGTTGTTGATAGTCTATCTAAAGTTTGTTTAATTTGAAGTAAGTCAACAGTATAATGAGGTTTCTCCATTATTTTCATCATCTCATCCAACATCAAGGTATAGTCTGCGATTTCTTGTTTCTCCATTTTAGGCAGTAAAGATGGGAGTTTCTCAATAGCTTTTACTACTGATTTGGTGTCTACATCTACTTTAGTCTTTCCTACATTGACTTTCATCTCCTTTTTATCAAAGGAAACTTTAAGAGCCTCTATTTTAGCTTCTAAGCCACTTAAATCAACTGGGATAGGTTCTGGTATCTTAATATTTTTAACAGCCTTAGTTGTTTCATTTTGAGATACAACTATAGGATAGCTGATATCATCAGCATTATTTACCTTAGTCTCCTTAGGGTATTCTTTACCCTGAAAAGTCTTTACAATTTTATTTGTAGATTTATCTATGGCAGCTGCGAAGTCTATCCTAGCTGTTTTATAGAACTGATTGAGGTAGTTAAATAGTTTTGCTATGTCTTTCATTATTTTTTAGTAAGAGATTTAAGTTGCTTATCTATTTCACTCGTAATAATTCCAGCTTCCTTCAGTTTCTTGTAGGTAGCGTTCTTGTTACTTTGTTTTTTTATATATTTTAATATAGCCTTAGCTCTCTCACCATTCTTAACATACATATATGAAAATTCTCTTTCTTTTTGTGATAGTTTTAATTTATCCCACTTCATGAACTTCTTAATTCTACCATACATTTGTGGGTCTTGAACCTTGATTTTCTTTAGTTCTGCGTTAGCTTCAGAAGGTTTCATTTTTTTTAATTGTTGATACTTTCCAGAAGATGTTTCTGCTTCTACCACACCAGCTTGTTCTAGAACTCTCTCTCCAGCTATATAAGTTTCTGTAACTCCCTTTCTAATTCTTATTCGTTGTGGGAAATCCATAATACCCATTTTATAAGCAACCAGTTCAGTAGAATATAATATTTCTTCTAACGATTGTATTGTCGGATTTGAAGTAACCATTTTTAAACCAGTGATACCAGTCATTGTTTGAATAGCTACCCTTATAGGTTCTTGTAATGTTTCAGCATATTTCTGAGCATTTTTATCGCCACTCTTTGCATATTCGTTAGCCATATATCCACCTGCTGTGAAAGCTAATAGAGCCTTAGCCATACTTCTAACACTCTTACTAAGTACCTTACCTTTTTTAAGGTCTTTCATAGCTTGAACTCCATGCTTCTTTAAATAGGATGTATCAGTTATAATCCATCTTGAAAATTGTAAGGCTGCTCTACCAAAGGCTGTCTTAGCAGCTAGAGGTGCCCTGTCTTGAGTAAAGACTCCTTGGGTGTCTTCTAAAACATCCATTATCTCTAACATTCTCTCTTTTGTTAGGGCTCCAGCTTTTAATTCTTTTCTTGTTAACATACCAGCTATCTCGGAAGCTCTAATTTCATACTCAGCCATTTTCTGAAAGATGAATCCTGACTTGTTTATTTTATCTCCAAAACCAGTCTTTGCTAGTTCTACATAATCACCATCTAAGAAACCATATTTAGACATTACCTTATGAACTTTTACAGGGTTCTTTATAAATCTAGCCTTGCCAAGTAAGTACCTGTGCATTGGTTGAGCTATAAAAGACATAGTCTCTCCACCTATTAAGTTCTTTGCTGCTGACACTGGCGAGAAAGCTAACTTAAGTAGGTAACCTACATCTACAATTCTATCAACAACCTTAGAAGCCAAAGAGAATCTCTGCTTAAGAGCAAAATCTAACCCTCTACCCTTAAGTGTTTTTCCGTAGTCTTTTAAAAACCTTGCTCCTTTTCCATCCATTAATACATTAGTAGCTGCTTCAATCTCTGGTAATACATTATCTAAATACTTCTTAGTTTCAAATAGTTGCATATACTCCTTGAAAATCTTATCCATATTTTTAGTAGGGTCTACTCCACCTGTTCTCTTTTGAGAATATTGAAAGAACTTTTTATTGCCTAAAATATCATCTAAAGCAACCCAAACATCAGCAGGTATATCTCCGTCTTTTGCTACTTTAAATTTCCAATTCTTCCATCTTTTAATTCCCTCTAACACTCCATACTCACTAATCTTCTCAGCCAAGTCTTTCTCTATATGTGGTACATAATTTTGTCTACCCTTAGCCATGTCTCCAGTCTCAATCAAACTTTTCCTAGCTCCAGCAAGGTAATCTTTTACAAACTTACCAAGAGCTTGTTCTTCTGTAGTCATTTTGGTCTCTTTACCAGATAAGTAGTCGAAAACTTTAGCCCAAGTCTTTTTTTTAGAAGTAAATATTCCAGTAGACCCAAAGGCTGCCTTTACTTTTTTATTAAACATATTTGCTAAGAGTCTCTTTCTCATTCTACTAAATTGAGCTTCTGCTTGTACATTATCTACAATCGTTTTTATGAGTGGATTTTTTTCTTTAAATCTTATTATTGGAGCAACATATTCAAGACCTGGAATCTTAGCGATACCATCTTGAAGTACATCTCCTATACCATATTTCTCACCTATCTCTGCCTTGGTTAGGTTAATATCATCTCCTATTATTCTTTTAAGTCCAACTCTTTCTTTTGGAGTTAAGAACTTATCATTCTTTTTAAGTTTTTTAGTTGATTCTAATAGTCTTTCTAGTTGTACCTTAGAAGCGTTTTTAGTTTCTTTAATACCAAGTCTTCTTCTTAATTCTCCGTAGACCTTTCTAGATATTTCTTTTGTCTTCCTTTGAAAGCCTATCTTCTTTCTTATTGCGTTCTTTTCTTTGTTGGCTGCCTTACTAACCTCAGTTGTAATATCTTTCTTAAGCTTCTTAACAAACCTAGTCTTCTTAGCTTCTACCTTGATTTCTTTTTTTACAGCAACCTTAGTTCTCCTAGCAACCTTTTCTTCTATTTTAAGATTGCTTCTAAGTATCTTACCAGCCTTGGTTTTAACTTGACCAGTAACCTCTCGTATTTTTGTTTTAATTGGCTTCACTATGCTGTCCATTTTTGAAGTAATCTTCTTGGCAGGTTTACTCTTTATAATTTTCTTTCCTTTGGTCGCACCTACTGTTAAAGCAAGCCCAGCAGCAGCTTTCTTTGGGTCAATTTTAATGTTTCCTTCTTCATCCATTTCTACTCCACCCACAACACCAAGTGACTCTGGGTTTTTCTTTACAGTGTTTATAGTAGTCTTTATAGCTTTTCCCTTTGAGCTTAGTGTCTTCTCTAAAATTTTAGTTTTTTCGGTATCAACCATTGATTGCTTAATGTCAGCGACATCAGCTTTTCTTTGACTCTTTTCGGCTAGTTCTTTAGTATCAGCAAGTTGTTTATTCTTTATTATAGCTACACCATCATCAGCTATCTTTTTTCGTGCAACTTTAAGTTTCTCCAAAACCCTATTAGCTCTGACTATATCTTCTGCCGTATCTGTTCGAGCTCCAATCTTTTTAGAAATATCACTAACACCATCTAGGTCATCTATTTTCATTTCTCCTTTATTAACCATATTTTGCATCTCATCATAACTCTCGTCTAGCTTAAACATTAAGTTCTCTTTATTTGAAAGACCAGTTGTTGGCGTTTTATCTTTTGCTTCCTTTACAAGGACTTCTGTTAGTTCATCTAGATTTGTCTTAGCCTGTTTACTTGGGTCTGCAATAAAGTCATCAATAGCATTGCTAATAACCTCACTAGACCTAGCTGGTAGTTTTTTACCAACCTTCTTCTCAACCTTAGTCATTATCTCTGAGGTGGTAATTATGTTAGCAATTTGTTTTTTATTTTTAGTGTCTGCTATAATAGGAGCTAACTCTTGTATAATATCATCTGATATTTTAAATTTTTTAAGTTGATTTATAATAGTGTCTATATTCTTTGTAGTTGCAAGGTTATCTATCTTTACAGCAATATTATCAATACTACCCATAAACCCCTGAGGAGCCATTGTTATCCAATCTAGTGCTTCCATAACCTTTTGTTGAGATGGATTTTGTGCTGTCATATTTTTTGCTTTCAGCTCTCTAGCTTGAAGCATATCTTCTTTTGAAACTACTATATTTCCATCTTTATCTTTAACATCTCTAACTGGGTTACTTCCACCTTCAAGAAATAATGAAATTAATTCTACTTGTTCAGGTGCCCATGTCATAAGAGCCATTAGACTATCATTCACAGTCCAAGGTGCTGCCTTAACTTCTTCTTTGCTAAAGGGTCTATCCATTTCTACTAGACTCTTAGCTCTATCACTAGGATTAAACTTCATAGGATTGCTAGAGGCTGTTAGTTTCGGAATTACTGACGGTTGTCTAGTAGGTCTTTGTAAAACTGTATTAGTTTGCATCTCTAATTGAGACGGTGCCTCTTGTTGGTTTCTTGCTAGATACTCCTGTAAAAAAGATTTATTTTTTTCTTCCTTTTCTCTTCGGTAAGCTTTAACTGGTGCTCTAAAAATCTTCTTGGTTGCACCAGACAGACCAGATAATGTATTCCCTAGCATACCAGAAAAACTAGAAGATTGATTTGCTTCTTGCCTAAGTCTTTCAGCTTCTTCCAACGCTTTTCTTAGTCTGTCTGGAGTTTCAGGGTTATTAAATTGTTGTTGTTGGTTATATAAATTACCAACTACTTTAAAAGCCATAAGTTTTTAGTTAAATAATCCACCAAAGAAATTCTTTACTCCACCCCAGGCTTTTCCTGCAATACCTTGTTCATCATCTTCTCCAAAGCTTATGTCTTCTTCAGGTGCTTTAGTTGTAATAAACTTAGTAGGAGTTCCAGCCTTAACTTGATTACCTGTGCTTATTTGGTCTCCAGTAGTTACATCATATACAAACTCGTCTACCATTTCAGTACCTCCACCACTATTAAGTGAGTTCTTCTTAGCAGCTATGTTTAGTTGAGTCATATCAAAGTTGTGTTTCTGTAATAGTTTTCTCATTTCTCCCTTAGATAATCCTTTATAAGAGATTCCTATACTTGTAAGAGCATCTTCCAGTGCACTTCTACTAGCTTTCTTTTCTGCTTCCTCTGCGTTCTTATCAGCCCACTTAGTAGCTTTCTTTACTGCATCTTCATAAGAATCAGTATAAGATATTCCAGCTTCTCCACCAGTCTGTGCGATAAGGTCTTGAAGTTTACTTCTTTCTTGTAAGGCGATATTATATTTCTCTCTAGCCTTCTCTTTAAGAGTATCTAGATAAGACATCTTAGCCATTAAAGTATCTGAATAAGCGGAAAGTGTACGATTAGAAAGTTGACCAGCTCTTTGTTGAGCAGTTCCAATCCAACTCATACCTTCCCTAGGTTGGTTCTCGATGGCGTCTTGTTGTTCAGCTGCGATAGCCTTAGCTTCGTTAATTAATGCTTGAATTTCAGATACATCACCTTCAGCAGCTACAATCTCATCACTACCCATGTAGAAATCATGCATACCAAAAGGGTCTGATAAATCAGGTGTTCCTGTTGGTGCTGTGGTTGCTGACTCTATATTTGGAGCAGAGTATACATCTGCTGCTGAAGCGATTGGTTGTTCGCCTCCTAAGTTTAGCACTGATGTTGGTTCTGGAGTTGTTACAGGGATGGCACCATCAACAGGTGCATCCACTGGTAAAGTCTCCCCTCCAGTTAAGGGAGCCTCTATTGGTTGTGGAGCTACATATTCTCCTGTGGTTTCATTTATTGCCATTTGTTTAAGTTAATTTATTTTATTATTTGGTCTTTGCCCTCATCTCTTTCCCACCAGTGAGCGTTAGCACAGTGTCCATCAGGGTTATCTTGCTTTCTAAATATCCAGTCTACTGTTTTTTGCATCCATGTTCCTTTCCAATTTCTTCCTAGTCTTGCTGATATTGTTTCATCTGGGTCTCCACCTAGGAAGGTATTTGCCAGTTGGTCTATACTTATTAAAATGTTTCTTATATATTTTTTTAACATTTTTGTATCATAGCTTTTATACTTCCTATTGAATTACTATTCTTATCTTCCATTGCCATTGCGATAATTGACCCTACCTTGGGCTGTCCTTCTATTGAAATATCCCAAGCTCTAGCACAACCTGCTGTTGTACTTCCAACTAAAAATTGATTTCTTAATACTTTTCCAATTACTTTAACTGGTTCAGCTCCCAACACAGTTGGTACACCTCTTTTGTCGGCTACTCCGACAACGCAGTGACAAGCATCTATGTCGCATTTTTGCAATCCATTCTCTCCCCAAGCCAATACATCCCCAATGAGGAATCCTGTTATATTAGTCTTTTTATGATTTTGTTTATCTTCATTTCTTATCTTTATTTTAGCATCTCCATCTAGTATTTTGTCTTTTTTTGCTCTATCATCAATCTCTTTCTTAGGGATTTCTCTATCAGCTCCAGTCAATAAAAAATTCTTTTGATTTTCTGATAATAAATTAAGTTCTTTATATCCACAACCAGAGCAACCTGTATTTACAGTTAAATCATCTACTGTTATATCTTCAAATCTTCCATCACTCCATCTAAGATTATAAGCTCCACATGTTTTATCATTATCATCCTTAGGTAATAAATCTCCATTAATCTCAACAAAACTATTTTTAAGTTTAATACTTCTACCAGATTCAGCTTCAATTTCAATGTAAGTTACTTCAGAACCCTCAGTTGTATATCCTCTAATATATCCTCTTAAAGTTGCATCATAATAAAATTGAATAATTTCGTCGCTTCCTCCCTCTATAACTACAGAACTCTTAGTTCCAGAAGCAGGTAAAATTGTTTGTATTGTTGAACCAGTTATTGTTCCACCAACCATTGTTAAATCTGTTCCATCGTATTTTATATACTTTGTTGCAGAAGAACCTATATGAAATTTACCAGACCCAGAGTCAGTTCCTAGCCAGAATCCAGCAGTAGTTGAAGCATAACTTGTTTTTCCTACCTTTACATCTCCAGAAAAAGTACCAGTTGAAGCTGTTAGCTTTCCATCGAAGTCTACCTTGAATGGTGCGTCAGCGTAGTTAGAAGCTCCTAAAAACATTCCTTGATTTATATCGATAGCAAAAACTTCTTCTCCCATTCCCACTCTTAAATACCTAAGATTTGACAGTCTTTGAATATCATTCTCTGGTACTGACGTTATCATTGGTTGTGATTCTAAATCTATCATTTATTTTCTATAGCTTTAATTATTGGCGGGTATAAAGTTGCTGGTGAACCAACTGATACAGGTGTAAGCGTAATCTGTGTTTGAACAGTATTAGTATTTCCTAATCCTCCATTAAATCCTACTAACTTTTTAACTGCATCTACTATAGGTGTCTGAGCTGTAAAACTTGAAGCAGCATCTACCTTAGTAGCGATACCTATTCCTGTTGGATATTGGTCATAAGCTACCTTAACTGAATTAGCTCCATCTTGAAGCTCTGGTGTATTTATAGTAGCAGTAGCATAAGCACTTCCTGTAGCATCTACTCCAGTTCCATTAGAAACTAATAGTGTTGAACCATAGTTTCCTAGCGAAGCTATCGTTCCAGTTGATACTGTATATTCTTGAACTATGCAATAAGGTGTGTCTTTATCACTTCTATGTATTGAAAATACCTTAGTGCCAGTTCCAAATAATGGTCTTCCATTTATCACAGATGAGGCGTAAGAGTTTACTTCTGTTGTAACTCCTCTAATCTTTTTAAATAATCCCATCTTTCCACCATCCCAGTAATAAACATTTCCACTTGAACCACATTGTGCAAAAGTAATATTATCTCCATCTATAAAACAGTTGACTCCATTTTCAGGTATAATATCTTCCAAATTAAAAGCAGGAGATACTCTATCCCATAAAAAGACTCTGCAAGTTGGTACATTAGCACCAATCTGTATTCCTATCAAAAGGTCATTTCTAACTCCTGTAAGAGCTGAGATTGAATATTCTTTAGCTAAGTCGAGGACATCAGCAGTAAAATCACCAGCAGCATCCACCACAGCAACCAAATTGTCATCACCCCAATAAAGCCCAGAGCCGACAACACAGGATGGTTTATATGTTCCACCATTAGTGAAAGTAGCGAATGAATCTGTTTCTGAACTCCAAGAAGCTTCTGATAAAGCCAAGGCCTCAGTTTGTTTTCCAAGTTTTGTAGTAGTTGCATAGTAAACTATTCCGTCATATATATTAGCACCTGCATGAGCACCATTTCCATTAGTGTGAACTAATGAGTAAACTCCAGCAGTTGTTCGTTTCCATATCTTACCAGACTCTGTTGAAAAAAACAAAGCCGTTCCATTTGTGGTTGTTAGTTCGATACAGGCTTCATCAGGTGTTGTAGACTCACTAGCCAAAGCTAACTGAGGTCTTATAGAACCTAGTTCCGTATGGACATCACAATTAACTAAGTTATCGAAGCCATTGACATCGAACTTAGATTTTGCTATTCCTTTGTAAAAATCATTATATATCATATATTTAATCTACATCTGTCCAGATTGTAGTTGGTTTATCTACTTTATTATAAGTTGTTGTTGGTTTTTTTATTTTGAACCATGAGATACCACTAAACTTAGCTATAATATCTATCCCTGTTAGGGCAAAGCTTCCTACTCCTGCTGCTAATGCTTTACCTCTGTGAAATAGAATATCTATACCAGTTAGCGTGAAAGCACCTACAGCTAAAGCTGCCATTATTGAACGAGTTATTAAAATGTCTATTCCTGTAAGTATAAATGCTCCTACTGATAATTCAGGTTTATAAGCATCGTTAGCGTAAAGATATCCTACCTCTGCATCTGTTAAAGCTCTATCAAATATATCGACGTCATCTACTTTTCCATCTAAATATCTACCGGCAGAACCTTGAAGTCTTCCTATCGCTAAGTTCTCTGAATTATCACTAGGGTTTAAACCAGAAGAACTTGTGTTTGCAACAGATACCCCATCAAGCCATAATTCCATTAAAGTTCCATTATGCCTTGCTACTAAATGATGCCAAGCTCCAGTTGATAGAGTTGTGCTATAAGAAGCAGCAACAGTGTGTATTCCTGGATTATAGGCAAAAACAGCTCTAATTCTTTGATTTCCACCAGCTTCTCTATTGAAATCAATAAAATATCCAGAAGTTGCACCAGTTCCACCATCATAATGATATTTATCAACAACCTGCATATAACTGTCGTCTGATGCTGGTAAAGAATCCATATTTACCCAACAAGAAATAGTAAATTGTCCTGTTAAAGATAACGAGGCACTATCAGCAGTATAAGAATATTCTGTGCTACCTGGGTCATAATGCATACAATTACCAAACTTTCCAGATTCATTAGTTGGAGTGTTTACGTGAGTAAGAGTATTAGAATTGCTTGATGAATCGGTAGTGTCTGCTCCACTCTCAAATCTCCAATAAGCCTGTAATCCTGAACCATATATTGATTCTACTTCAGCGTCTGTTAAAGCTCTGTCGAAGAAAGCTAAGTCATCTATCATTCCATCTAACCAAAGTGATGTTCCAGCTCCGCCTGTTCCTGCTTTAGCTCCAATCGTAGTATCTAAAGTATTATTAGCACTTGAACCTCCAACTGTATCGACTTCAACTTTAGTATTATTTACAAAAACTTTTATTTTACTAGCACTAGCATCGTAAACTCCAACAATGTGAGTCCATTTACCTAATGGCACTGATGGAGTTGATTCAGTTCCCGATACAGTCAATCCTCTAATATAAAATCCTGGGTTATCTCCACCACTACCTAAGTATAAAAACCATCCAGTAGTTGCTCCGTCTTTACCAATTATATAAGCTCCATCTATATAAGATTCTAGTTTAATCCAACAAGATACTGACCTGCTTCCAGTTGTGTTTAAATTTGCAGAACTACCATTGATAATATAGGCGAATTGTGAAGAACCATTTTCTAAGTCAATCCCATTTCCAAATTTACCAGTAGCGTAGGCTGGAGAACCAGAAGTAGTTAAGTCATAACTATTATCGCTAGAATCCTCTACATTACTTTCCATCCTCCAATATCCTTGTAAGTTTGCATCATCAAAAAGGTCAAGAGTATAAAGCTCGTTAGACTCTCTTTTAGTATATAATTCTGTGTTAAATATTTCTGCTGACATTTTTTATGCTAAAGTAATTACTCCTGCACTTGCGTCAAAGTCGAGAATGAATGTATCTCCGTCTTCCATTGTTACTGCTGAACCATAGTCATAATATCCAATCAATTTATCTCCTGTTGAGTCGTCATCATAAATATAGATGTATCTAAACTCTGCTACTGCACCTCCTGATGCTGTTAGAGTCTTGTCAGCTAGAACTAATTTATAAGTTCCAGTTGTTTGACTTGAAGTAGTTACTGTTAGAACTCTTGCAGATAAATTTGTATAACTAATCTCTGTAAGGTCTGCTAGTTCATCCCACGTTGCGGTGTGAGCTGTGTTTGTTAGAGCAATAGTTAATGCTGCTCCACTAAGGTCGATTTGCTTTTCAGCTAGATTTTCGACGAAACTATTTACTTTGCTAAATGATATAGCCATATTATTTATTTAATTTACTTATAATTTTCTTTTTGAGACCTAAGTGTCATAGTTCTCTTAAAACGGTTTTTGTAAAACTCATCGAAAATCCTATCTACGTCATTCTTCTTTTTGTAGAAAGCTGACTTCCATCCTTGGTCGTATCTGTCTGAGTGCATTAATACTTCTAGTTCAGCTAAGTCATAAGCTAATACATCATGTAGGTTAGCTTCCATATCAGGGCTTCCAGTAGTCATGTCGTCTTGTCGTTTCTCATACCAAATATGAATACCACCAGTAACGTCTGAACCACTTTCAAGTAAAGGTCTAACAAAATAAGAATTTCTTGAAAATCTTACATAAGGTCTATCAGTTGTGAAGTTGTTATTAACATCATCAAATTCTGATTTACGATTATCATTTATGTCATAAATTTCACAAGGTCTCCAAGTCAATCCGTCAAAAGATACCTCTGCTCTAACTGGTCGCATAAGGTCTGTTGGAAAAGCATACTCTCCGTTGTAACCATTATCTCCAGCTACTAAGCTAGTTGTGTCTATTAGGTCAGTATAAGACTCCTCAATAGCGTGATTAATGTCTTGTCGGACTCCTAGAATCTTTAGGGTTCTATGCCCATAAGACGTGTTTAAATCAGCCAGTACATTTGTTGAATTTCCATCCAACATTGTGGTTGCCGAAGTGTTTGTTATGCGATATGCTTTACTAAGCAGTGATGCTACGTTCATAATATTTTATTAATTTATCTATATTCTGCCGATACTTCTCGGCTGTTTTATATCCATTTGTTATTAACTCTTTTCCATAACCACCTACTATCACGTCTGCTAGTCGTTTCGTTAAGTATTCCTTGTCTCCTTTATAGCAATTTACTTCATCTATACAGAAGTCATTTCCTCCACTGTCATAGGTTAAGAGTATACATCCACTAGCCATTGCTTCCAAGTGTGGTAATCCAAATCCTTCTGACTTAGAACACTTAATAACAACTTTAGCTCTTTGGTAAATTTCTGGTATAATCTCTCTTGGTGCGTTTGTGAATAGCTCCCAGTCTCCCTTAAGAGTTTCTCTACCCAACCATCCTATCTTTAGTTTAGGAATTGACTGTGCTATCTCAAGTGCATCTAGGGTTCCCTTATTTCCTTCTGGTGTTCCTTCTATTAAAATATCTAAATCTCTTTTTACGTTAGTTTTTATAAAAAATCTTTCGCTTATTGCGTTGGGGATTACTGTATAATCACAACCTGTCCATTGACCTGCGTAATCTGATACAGCCATTATCTCCCATCCCTTAGCTCTTCTTGCTACTCTACAATCTTCTACGGCTTGAGCTCCTACTCCACATTCTTCTATGCAGTCCTGTGAGAACTGAATCTTTCTTCCCTTAAATTGTTCTAGAAACGAGACCTGTGGGTACCAAACTGAAACTATAATGTCGTCATCTGTAAATTCTTCTAGCTTACTCATTTTATATACTGGTACGTCATACTCTCCTAGTGGTGCACCATTACCTATGACAAAGGCATCTATACCTTTCTCTCTTAGTCTTTGGCAGTGTTCAAATGCTATTAGAACTCCACCACATACTATTACTAAATCCATTACATAAGCTATTTTCCTTCCCATATTCTTGTTGCTTCATTTAATCTATTAATATCAACTTCTCTAGTAATATTATACCTTTCTTTAAGCTGTTTATACCCTTCTATCATATTTGAATCCAATAATGCTATTCTACTAACCCCATGAATCCTGTATCTCGCTAGTGGTTCTTTAATGTGTTTAAAGTTAAATCCATTCTTATCTGTTCTTAACCAGAATCCCCAATCTTCGTAGTGTTCCATATTGTCGAATCCTCCATTTAACTCCCAAATGTGTCTATCAATTAAAGCCATTGTTGATGGGATAATCTGTCCTTTCTTAAGTTCTTCTGAACTAAAGTCTGGCTCTGCTACGAGTACTTCTTGGTCTCCTATCGTCTTGTAATCTGTATAAACTACTTGTATATCTCCTTTCATTTCCTTAGTGGTCTTTTCTATAAAGTCAGGTTCTAATTCGTCATCAGCATCTAAGAAGATTACATAATCTCCATTAGCGTTCTTACCTCCTTCGTTTCTTGCACAGGCTACTCCATAATTAGGTGTGCATATTAATTTAACATCATACTGTGAAATAACTGCTCTTGAGTCATCGTGACTTCCATCATCTACTACTATAATTTCGTGGGGTGGTACTGTTTGATTCTGACAGCTTTCTATTGCTTTACCGACATAATCTCTATATTGAAAATTTGGAATAACAACTGAAACCTTTGCAGGTGCCTTTGGTATTTCAAACGGTACTTCTATTTTATCTAAACTATATAATCCACTTACCCATCCATTTTGTCTTGCTGTGTCAGCTATCATATCCTCACCCCAATTAGGGTGCATGATTTGATTGTATCTAAACCACTTATTAAACTCATAATTATATCCCCTAGTTCTTGCTAGGTGATAGTAAAATACAGTTCTTAATATTGGTTGCTTTCCGTTCTCGTGTGTTTCATCATTTCTGTTATCGTATTCTAAAAATGGTCTATGTTTATAAAATTCTGGCTTAACCTTAGTCATGTCGTTTGGTAACATGCCATCATATCTATCAATTACCTCTCGCTTATAAAGTCTGTCTGGGTAATGTTCAAAGTCAGCTTGTTTAAACCCATCTCTCCAACTAAGTTGGTGATAAGCTACTCTAAAGCTAAGAGCCTCTCCTGGATTTTTTATTTTATCAACTATCTTTAGACAGGCATCTTCTGGGTACCACTCATCTGCATCTATTTGCCATATCCACTCTTGTGTGGCTTGGTCTAAACTAAATTGTCTTAATTCACCTTGATTGTCTGTTTCAGGATAATTAAATATTTTTATCTTGTCATTTTTTAAACTCTCTACTATTTCTCTTGTCTTATCTGTTGAGCCATTATCTACAAAAATAACTTCTTCTACATAAGGCAAAACCCTTTCTATACATCCTTTAATAAATAGTTCTTCATTTTTAGCTGTTACTAATGCTGATATCATTTGAATAAGTGTAATTATTTAATTTAACCTCTCTAAACTTTTGTGATTGTGGCATTGGTGTTTTCCAATCACCATACCAATCATCTAATAATTCCTCATATTCTAATGGAACCTTAAACTCTATTCCGTGTAACCTTGCTATTGTAAATTCTCCACTCAAAGGTGTCTGTAGTGCCCAACAATCTCCGTGCAAGTTGTGTGGGTGCCACCACCTATCTCCTATTTTTATAAACTTTTGTATATTTATTCTTGCTTGGTCTGGTGTTGATGGATGTGAACCATAATGTAAATCATAATCTCCTTCATCATAAAACATTCCCAAGTCTATATCTGTATCATTTGCTATAAATTCACCATCCCGTATGGCTCCTAAAAGTGTTCCACCAAGTAACCAAATTGGTTCCTGCACTTTTTTTAAATCTTCTAGCCACTTTATTTTTGATTCTTGTTGAGCTTTGGTTATCATAATATTTTAGTATTTTTACTTTTCCAAATGGATTGCTCCCCACCTCTATGTGACTCGTGCTCTCTATTAAAATATCTGGTTTATATTTATTAACATTCTTATTTGGACTATATGTATGCTGTGGTACTGCTCTATTAACAAACTTCAGTGCTTTTATAATTTTTAGTCTTTCCTCAAATGGTATTATTGGCTTCGGCTTTTTTTCCATCGTTGCTTCGTCAGTTAGCACTCCAACTGTTAGAGTGCCAAGTTTAGATGCTTTCTCTAAAAATCTTAAGTGTCCTATATGAAAAATGTCAGCAACTACATAAGCGTAGATTTTCTTGTCCATAATGTTTCGTAAATATAATATGTTATTAATTTAACTGCTGTGTAGGTTAGTGTAATCTCTGATACTCTTGACCAGCTTCCAGTTACCATTAGAACTATAAATCCTCCTATTCCCATACCCAGTATAACCTCGTAAACAAGGGCTTTTATGACCTTTCTTCGTCTTCCTTCTAATTTAATCTTTAACCAAAATCTTTCGTGTAGGTAAAATACTAATAAAAAAGTTGCGTGGTGTATAAACGTTACTATACTTGTTGTGATTAAACTTCTTGTAAATGCGTAGGTTATTGAAGCTAGAATTATTACTCCTAGTATTCTCCAAATAACACTTTTTAATATTGACCTTTTATGTGAATCCATTATTGTGTTTCAAAATAATAATAATCATCATTGAAATATTCTTTATTCATTGGAGTTCTCCAGTCTTTATAAACACTTTTTAGGTATTCTTCACTAATCACATTATACTCAAAGTTTCCTAATTTAGCTTTATTTAACTGTATATATTCTAACGGTATTGAAAATAATGGCTTCTCCCAAACTTTACACATTGCTAGTCTTCCTTCTTTCTGAAAAAAATGTATATCAGTTTCGACATTTCTTTTTATTTTAATTCTTCCTGATTCTTTTGAGTCCTGTGGTTCTGTCTCAAACCCAGCTACTCTGAAATCACTAACTAATTTTAACCTAATTTCATTTGTCGGATACTCCATTGAGCATAAATCTATATCAAAATCGTATTCTATAAAATCTCCATCTCTTACTGCACCGAGCATTGTTCCAGCAGAAAGGAAATACTCTACTCCGTTATTCTTTAAAATTTCGTCTATATCTCTTATATCTAAGTGTGCTTTCTTTCTGAAGTTTTTTACTTTTGGATTGTTATGTATTTCTGAGTTTAACATTATATTTCATTTCTTAATTTAGAACTTGATATGTTTTTTGTGTAATCTATATATTTTATTGGTATATTATTTTCTATTATAATTCTCTTTCCAGGGAAATCTTCCCAGTCATTTGCTCTAATAAATAATAAGTCAAAGTTATGGTAGTCTTCTATTATCTTTTTGAAAGCTTGTATCGGTTCTTTTTCAAATGTATATCGGATAATATCTACTAGCCCTGAATCAATTAAGTTTCTTGTTCTCTTTTCTAAGTTTTCTATCGGTAGCTTCTTTTTATTATCAAATGTAGTGAACCCATCGTGCAATACTACTAACACCAAGTCTCCATTCTTTCTCATTTCCTTTAGAAGATTTATATGCCCTTCATGGAATAAATCCATCACTGATGCTGTTAATACAATACGCATAATATTTGTAGATAATGTAATGATTGGTCTAAATATATCCAATTCCAATTCTTGAGATATCTATACTTAACGAAATCAATTATGAAATGTCCTACCAGTAAGAATACAAATTTTTCTAAACTATATTTGTCTTGAATTAAAAGAACTAAACTTATACAACCAGCCCAAATAAAACTATGTTCATACACACTCCACCAATACTTAGATTTATTCTTTATCAACCAACTAGGCTGAAATGCTACGTCTGCTATATGGTGAGCAACTAACAACCAAATCATTTAGTTAATATAACGTGAACTTGTTTATGTTGTCCTACTTCCTCTATTGTGTTTGAAACTAAATTAAACTGTTTCATTCCCATTTCTTTTCCATAAGGATTCTCGTAGAAGTTCATGAACGAACTTTCATTAAAGAATCTACAGTGCTCTATACATTCAACTGCTGATTCGCTGTGCCAATAAGGAACTGTTATATCAAACTTTCCTCCAACTGTTAGTAAGTCATATAAGTCATTTAGTATTCCTTTTAAAACTCTCCCACTCTCTATGTGTTCAAATATATGGTGAGCTTCTATGTAATCAAATTGTCCTTCTAATTTCGGTAGTCCTTCATTAATATCTGCTATAATGTCAGCCCAAGCTGGAACTACATCTATTCTTATTTTATCTCCCTCTGGTTGGCTACCTGGTCCTTCTCCTAATATTAGTCGCATATTGTTTTTAAAAACTCTTTCCAATAATTAGTGTACATATATTCTTTTAAGATTCTTGCTTTAGCTTTCTTCATATAAGTAAGTCTCTCATCTGGGTAGTCTGTGAATTTCTTAATCATAGAACGGTAATCTGCTCTTGTCTCTGCGTAAGGTATTTCATCTGGTGCAAAGAACTCTTTTACTATTGGTGCGTTATCTGAAATTGTAAATCCTCCACTTAATATTACGTTGAATATTCTATCATTAATCATTCTCCCTGGAATCTGTGTATAATCTGTGACCATATCTTTCTGGAAGTCTCCGTGTAGATTTGGTGAGACCAATGCTGACTTATAGTAGTTCTTAGCATCTTCTACTGGACAGGTTATTTTATTAACTTTTGAATAATCTAACCAATCCTGTGCTCTCTCTGGGTAATCTGCTCCTATAAATACGGTCTTTGTACAATCTATTTTAGTTCCCTCTGTGTTGCATTTACTGCAACCTCCGTGTGGCATATAAAATAATTCCTTTCCCTTCCTATCTAACATTTCTCTAGCATAACCGAATAGTTTTCCTTGCCATTGAGTATGAAAGTAATCAGCTTCTATCTCCTGTATTGGTGGCATTTGGTATTTTTTATGTGGCTTAACGTGCCCTAACCAACAAATCCACTTAGCATTTGTGTGTCTCTTATGTAGCTTTAAAGCTCTCCACCATTCTGATTGAAACATTAAGAAGTCTGCATCTTTAGGTGGTGTATCTTCAAGGTCTAACATTCCTCCAAACTCGTGTCCTAGTTCTTCTAGTGCGTGTCCATGGTGCCATAATACTATTGAGCCTCCATTTCTATCAAGCATGTCTTTTCTTATACAGTAGGCGTAGAATTTCATATTAATTTTTGTATTTCTTTTATCGTAAATTGTTCACATTCGTTTGAGAATACTGTTCCCATTGTTTCATGTAAATTCTCTCCACCTCGGTTTCCCATAACCTCTATTGGAACTGTTCCATACTTATTGAGCATAGCGTCTAATAGGTCTCCCATTCGCATTGATTTCATTTCAGGTATATAGGGCATTGAGTTTTTAGCATTTTCAATACATTCAAATATAAGGTCTACTGCTTGTTCTTTTGTCCAGAAGAATCTAGTCATTTCAGGTTCTGTAATTTTAACTGGTTTCTTTTTTTCTATATTGTCTTTCCAAACTTGTAATACTGAACCAGTTGAATATAGAACATTTCCATATCTCACTACTCTGTAGGCTGTTTCTCCATTCATTTTCTCTACCTCTCCCATTAGTCTCTCTGCTAGGAACTTAGTAGCTCCATACACTCCACTAACTTGAGCTGCTTTGTCTGTAGAAACAAGAATAAATAAACTAGGTCTTTCGTTAAGTGATTCAACTAATAAGTTGAGTGTTCCTGTTATATTGGTTTTTATACATTCGTAAGGTTGGTTCTCTGCTATATCAACTGATTTCATTGCAGCTAAATGATAAACTTCTTTCACTCCTTTCATAACCTTCTTGGCTACAAATTCGTCAGCAATATCTCCAGTTATAATTTCAATATCTGGATATTGTTGTTTTAGTTTTACGAGTTTCCCCTCATTTCTTGCTACAACTCTAATCTTACCTTTTAGTTTCGGAAGTAAGGCTTCTGCTAAGAATCCTGTTCCCCCAGTTACTAATATGATTTCGTTCATAAGCATTTATAAAATTTTTCCCAATTATAACTCTTATCTATGTTGTATTTTTCTAAGATTTCTTTTCTTGCGTTTTCAACAAGGTCTTTTCTCTTGTCTTCGTTTTCTATTAGATTTGAAAGGTGCTTAACCCACTGTCCTGTGGTACTTGCTATATATCCTGTCTCTCCTTGTTTTATTGAGTATTCATACGGGTAGACTTTACTAGCTACGACTGCTGCACCTGACATTGAACTCTCCATCCACTTAATATTAGATTTACACCTATTAAAGGCATTATCTTCTAGTGGACAAATAGAAATATCAAATGATAACTCTGTAAGTCTTTCTGGGTATTCTGCGAACTTTACTCCCCAGTGATGTTCTGGTTTAAAATCAAACACTTGTAAGTCTGAACCAAAGATAACTATCTCTATTTTATCTTTGTATTTTTCGTGTATCTTGTTAAGTGCATCTTTAATCACCTTTACATCAGGGTAATGAGTGTGTGAATAAACCCATCCTATTCTAACCTTATCATGCTTCTTCTGTTTAAATTTCCAATCCTTTGGGTCTATAAGGTTTGGAATAACTGCTATTGTGTTGTTAAATTTCTTCAACAATTCTTTCATTGGCTCTGTCGAGACTGTTACTGCGTCTGCTACCTGAATCATTTCAATCGTATATATCCCACGTTTAGCGTGAGCCTCCATGTCTTTGAGAACTATACTATCATCAGGTATCTGCCAAATATTATCATCTATATCTACAACGAGTTTAGACTTAACCTTGTCTCTCATCCAGACAATTAAGTTGGCTGTTTTTAGGTCTTCAATATATTTGACAACCCAAATATCTCCTTGTTTCTTTAGTCGTTCAGCTAGGTCTTCTGTCTTAATCTCTTCATTCTTTCTAAGCAGTGAATACCTTATTTTACCTCCGATTTTTTCAAGTGGTCTAATAACTCTATACGTTGTTACAGCACTTTTCTTCGGAATGATTCCTAATATTTTCATTTGCTTCTTCTGAAACTGAGAGGGGTTTTCAGATACCCTCCCAGAAACAAACTTAATTGTTAGTTGCTGATGTGCATGTCCAAAAATCGTTGTCGATTCTTGTAGAAAGTTTTAATTCCCCATACACTCAATACTTTAACGATATCACCAAATTTAAGTGGGTCTCTATCAGATTGAACAGTTGGTGCAATTTGCATTGCAATGTCAATCATTTTAGAACGACCAATATAAACATGAGTTCTTGAATTTGTAGTTATGTCCAAGTTGTTTGAAACATAAATTTTAAATCCAATGAAGTCTCCAGCGTATCCATTCTTGAAAGCTGCTTGAGCTAGGTCAAGACCTACTCCTGTAGCTTTTTGTTCAATTATAGATGCGATTGTTGGTGTTACAACAGCGATGAAATCTCCATTGTCCTCTACGTTTGCAGAAGCTAACTTAGCTCTAGCAGTTGAGAATAATTCAATAACATTAGTAGTTGTAAGTGTGACAGCAGCTCCATTAGCTCCACCACCTGTTAGGTCTCCTGCGTCTACAGTATCTGTTGCTAAGATAGTTTCAGCTAAGATATCTCCATCAACTTGATTCTTGATAGCATACATCTGTTCTGTCATAGCTTCCATTTGTGTAGCATACTTATTTTGTTTTTTATCAATCGTATCTAGATAGATAGATGATTCATATTGCTGGTCTACTGTTAAGTATTCGTCAGTAGTAGCAAGTGCTTGTACACTTACGTCAGCTCCTTTTACGTAAGCTGTAACGGATAATTGACCCAAGATTGGTACATGAACTGTGTCACCAACTGAAAGATATTTCTTCAATTTAGTGTTTGCGATTTCCATTCCAACAAGAGTCTTATAAAGATTCTCTTGGATAAAATCAGCCCACAATTCAGGTGTAAAATTGGATAACGTATTTGAATACGATGCCATATTTTTGTTCCCCTACTCGATTTTGCTTTGTTCTTTCTTAGCCATCGCTTTAATCCATTCCACTTTTTGGGCAGGAGTTAAGTCGGCTATGTTCTCTTCTTTTATGGAAGATACTTTTTTAGAAAAATCAACATCGGCAGAAGGTTTGTTTACTTTAGATTTTGATTCTGCCTCAACTTTTTTTTGCTCGGCTCTGGCTTTGGCTTCACCCTTTAAATAGGTTGAGCCTTCATAAAGGTCGAATGGGTCTTTACCAAGTTTCTTGGCTTCTGACTCAACTTCCTCCCAGATTTCAGTAGCTTCAGGATTAGCTTTGAAATAAAGATTTTTAATCACCGAGCTATTAGCTGGTGCTTCTTTAACTTTTACTTCTTTGACTTCTTCCTTCGGCTTAGTCTCGACTTTTTCTTTCTTAAGGTTGCCTAATTCTGTTGCCAGTTTTTGAGCTCCCTTCTTTAAGTTTTCGTACTCTTCACGAGTAACGACTTCTTCTTGTGAATCTTCCGAATCTTCAAAAAGATTGTCCAAGTCTTCCGAGTCCTCTGAATCTTCATTCTCGATTTGGGTAGTGGTTTCATCCACATTTTCCTCGAGTGTAGTTTCTTCTTCGGTCATTTTTATTAAGGTTTAATATCTACTAACAATCCCTTAATGAGATTATGAATTAGCAGATGCAGAACCTTAAATTAATTCTGCTAGTATTTTTTCAAGGACTAATCTCGACATCTTTGACTGTAGCACTAACTTTCCAACTTCTTCTAAGTTTTCAAAGTTAGCATTTTGAAGTTGTCTCATATCCGTTAGGGAATCTATATGCTTCCTTATGATTCCATTGACTACAACTTCTTGAAACTTTTTGTTTTTCTTTAACTGTTCTAGATAATCTTCTCTAGCTTGGTCTTTCTTAGATTTGATTTCCTTTTCCTCTTTTTCTTTTTCTCTTAGTTCTGCGTCACGTTTAACTATTTTCATAATTATTGATTTAATGGTGAAACCCCTCTAACTGATATTGGTTGTTCTGTTTCCATAGGTGATGGTGCTCCTGGAACACCTTCATTCTCTGCCATAGCTTTCTGTTTCATTGCTTCTACTTCTCTCTGTCGTTCCTCATCTGATTTAGCATATTGAGCTGGTACCATATCATTTAAGGAAGCTATCTCTGCGTCTACTGCCTCTCTTGAGCCAGTGTAGTTAGGGTCATTCTTCATTGCAATTAAGTTCTGTATTCTAGTACCATTATCAAACTTCTCGTTAGTAACAAAAAATTCTAAGAAAAATTCCATATTATCAACTAATGATTTCTTCATTTCTGGGAATCTTGAATCTCCAAGCTCTTTCATGTTGTTCATGAGTCCTTCTTTCGTTTGGTCATAAATTTCTTGTGAAGGATAACGACCAGTTTCTTTCTTAATCTTTTCTGCTGATTTATTTACAGCTTCGTCTACTAAGATTTTATCAAACTCTTGAAGTTCTTTAGGGTCTCCAACAATATTCATCATGTCTTCTTCTGTGAGTTCTTCTAAGATGTCTTCAAAATATCCGTTCTGAAATAATCCTACTAAGTAGTGGTGCATCCGTTCTCGAACAAAGTCATAAGTAGTTTGTTGAGCTTGTTTATTGATAACAGCTGCAGTAGCAGTTTGTGATGGGAGGTCTTCTCCAGCTGATGTAGCTTGGATTCCCATTAATAGTCTTGCGATTTCATATAGTTTATCAACAGTTGTAATAAATTCACCAGTCTTAGTATCTACAATTAGACGTTGCAAGTCTTCTTGCATATCCATTGAGAGTACATCTCCAGTTTCAAGGTTATCTAAAAACTCTTGAGTAAGTGAATTTGAAGTAGTTGTATATTTGTGAACGAAAATACCTCGTAAGTCTAAAATATCTTTTTTACGCTTAAGGTTAAATTGTTCATTGTAATGTTCTTGGATTCCAGCTAAAATTTCTGCACAACCCATTCCTAACCATCTTCCAGGACAGTCAAAGAAATCAATCTGTTCATAAGGAAACATCTCTTCATACTTCCCTAGTTCTTTTCGTAATTTTATAGATGTTCGTTTCTTCTTAAAAGGAGTAATGAATTTATCAAGTTCTATTCTAGGAGACCAGTCATCTACATCTCTAAAGTCTTTAGGGTCAAGGTCGCTTCTATCTAAGTACTTAATACATACCTTGTGAGTTTTTCCTTCTATTGTATCCCAAGTCCAGTATTCGATAACCTTAAAAAGATTCTCATCTCGTTTTTGCATAGCTTCCCAAGTTTCTTCTACGTCATCCCAAACCTTAGCAAAGTCTTTTTTGTTAGCCATCATTTGGTCGTAAGTATAAAAAACATCCTCTGCATGAGCACGTTGTTGTGGGTCTTTAATATGTGGTTCAGTTAAATAGTTCCTGAAGTCTACAATTTCTATGCTTCCATTACACCTTTTAGAAAGTGAAGTTCCAAACCAAACCATTTGATTCATTACTTGGTCTATGTATTCACCGAAGTTAGTCTTATTAAGAAAAGTTCTTAAGCCCATTTTAAGCATATTAACTGCTGCTAACATTTTCCCATTTAAGGAACGCATTTGCATATCCTTCATGTCGATGTCTGAAGCCATTATAATGGTTCGATAAACTACCCATATAATGTTGTAAAATATCTTTTCCAAATTAGACGAATCTACTTGGTTTTGATACTTTGAATTATAAAGTCTGTGAGACTCATTGATTACATCACGAAGTGAATAGTGAACGTCAGGACTAACCTGTACATCCATATCCTTATACTCGGATATAAATTTGTTTATGTCTTTCATATTTTATTTTAAAAATTTCTCTAAGTATTTTATAGGTTCTTCTTCAATTACCATTTCTCTTAAATGATAAGCCCAAGCTCTCCATCCTCTCGTTCCTGTTACCTCTACTCCCCAGAATGCTTTAGCGAAGTCGTGGGAGAATATCATTCTAATCCAGTCTTCTCCACACTCTTGACACCATGGTAGTAAAGACTTGTCATAACCATTCTTAATAGCTTTTACTATTGCCTTCTTTAATATTTCCTCGTTAGACATATTATTTATATTTAACTGGTTTTCTTATTAAAAGTATTGGCATCTCTGCCTTTGGTCTGAACTCACTTAATCCATAAGCGATTGCATCCATTGAATGTTTAAACTGATGTTCAGGTACGTTTGTCATTACTCCGTTACGGTCAACCTTATAAAGATAATTTCTATACTCTTTAATGATGTTGATACTACGTTTAGTAACTGTGATACGTTGGTCTTGAACGAACTGTATCATTGTGTTTACCGAACCTCTCCCTTTCATTGCTCCGAAAGCTGGTATTCCGTATTCTTTAATCTCATCTACACTCTTAGGTTCAGCACTATCACACATTAAAGGTGCAGTAGGCAGAGCTAAAAATATATCTGCTATTTGACGATTAGATAAACCTTTCTGATAAACCATCTCGTCTAGTATGAATCCTCCATTGTAGGAATAAATTGCTACTCCTGCTGTTGGGTCATTAGTATAACCAAAATCCAACCCATACCTGACTAATTTAGCCTCGTGGGGGATTTCTTCTAAACCTATGCTCCAATCCTTGTAAATCTTACCGTCAACCTCTCCTAATTGACCTAATCCATAAACCTTCCACCAACCTTTACGATTTTTACGTTGTTCGATTGATTTAACGGTATTTTCTTCTAAAGCTTCATTGTCTTTGTAGGTAAGGACTAATTCTTCCCAATCAGTACGATTAGGCTTAATTTCAGTATAATACCAGAACTCATTAGTAGGGTTCCAATCTAAGAACACCCATTCACGAGTACGCACTTCCATTTCCTCAAATGCCATGAATTGAACATTATTGGCTTCATTGATGAATAAACGGTCTCTACGACCACCTCTCAACTTATCGTGTTGGTCAGCACTAAAGAACTCTATCATTGAACCTGACTCAAATGTATAGATAAAATCAGAACGATTCCATCGGTTGTCTACATAATAGCCATGGTCTTTCAATATGTTAAGGAAATCTCTCATGGCACCACGCTTTAGATGTGGCAAAGACTCCGAAACAATAGATGTTAAGGTGCTTTTCTTGTCGCTCTGGGCTCTGTCCATCAGGTACAGGAGTACTGAAATTGTCTTACTTGCAGATGTTCCTCCAGGAATACATCTCAAACGAGCTTTCATCTTACAGATTTTAGTAGTAGCAGTAGTCGATTTATACATTTTTTGAAATCTATATTTGATTAGTGCTAAAGGTGTAAAAACTGGTATATTTGATGGCTTAGATAAGCTGTTATTTGGGGGTAAAATACCCTCATATAGGTATAGGTACTCTGAAATTCTCTCAAAACGACTATTTTCTTTTATCCCCTTTATTCATGGGCTTTCTTATTCTACACTTTTCATCACCTGTCTCACGAATCCTTGAGTCCTTTTCTGGGTCTCTAGGACAGATAGGAGCACTACAGAAATCATAGTATTTACATTGTTCCATTTTTCTCATTTGAAAATTATAAAAATAAAATTTGAAAAGTGAATTATGGGTTTATCGTTTCAAAATGAGAATAATGGATGAGTTAGGAACTATATATTTATTTTTTCTCTCTTTGACTTCTTCCCCCTCCCCCCTCTTCTACTCTCTACCTCTAAGCTATGGGGGTGCTGTGAGGCTCTCTAAGCGTCTGTGGTGTCCTCTATGCTCTTAGGGGTTATTAACGGTTGAGTGATGCCCATTAAGATTGGCTTGACCTCTGTTATCTCTATTTCATGTCTGTCTGTTTGTAGCCCTTTAATCTTCGAGGCTAGTTCTAGCTCCCCCTTGCGATTTTGGGGCTTAGCCTTTATATCCTCTAAAAGACAATCAGTGATGAAAGTATCTGTTAGTCCTAACTCATCAGCTAAAGCCCTGTAGCCCTTGCTATTAGTTAGGTTCTTTGGGTTATTACTTACTGATTTACTATAGCCTGCTTCCCTCATAGCTTTTCCTAGGTTGCCTTTATTCTCTACTAGGTTATTTAAAGCTTTAGTCTGTTTAATTGTTGCCATTTATTTGTTCTTTATTCTCCTATATACATTTAAAGTAATACTGTGATTTACTGGTCTTTTATTATCTCTTTAAGTTATTGCTCTGTATGCTTTTAAGGTGTTTCAGTGATTTATGGCTCTTTGTGATTCGATTTAAGCCCATCTAAATTATTCTTTGATACCTTACTATATAATTATAGCACACTTTTAGGGGATAATACCCCGTTATTAGTGAAATATCTTTTTGTTTTCGTTGTAGTATTATTATAACTTAAAAATAGACTCCCTTTTCAACAGTGCTTTAACCCTGTTTTAATAGGCTTTAGTGGAGTGGATAAATAGGGCCTTGACAAAACCTGTCAGAAGCGTATAATGGGAGATATTAAAGGATAAATAATAAATAGAAAGGTGGTGAGAATATGAAAAGATACACTAACACAATGAAATGTTGGGACGCAGAAGTTAAAACCAATATAGAGTTTCAAGCAATTAGTGATATTATCAATGCTAAATATAAAGAAAGCAAAAAACTTTATGATATGGGGCTAGCAGTAGATAGGGAAATTGAAGATTTAACAGATAATTTAATTATAAAGGGCGATGAAATACTTAAAAGATTTGGTTTAGAAAGAAGGGTTAAGTAGTTATCTGGTGTGCTTATCTCTATACACTAGGAGAGGTAAGCCGTTAGCTAATTAAAAACAATGAGGGAGTATCAACAGGCATTTAATATATAAAAGGCTTTAGTGAATATTCCCTCTACAATTTAATTAACTAATACAATACCATGAAAGCATACAAAATCAGTTTTAAGGCGTTTTTGTTCCCATTATGGACATTTACCTTTAAAATCAAGGCTAAGAGCTTAGGGAGTGCTACAAAGCGTTTCTTTGATGTTTATAATTCGGGTTATTATATTAAAGGTATAAAATAAAATTATGAAAACAAGGGAAAAACTAAGAATTTGGGGGACTAATGAGCTAATAGATTATATTTTAGAATTGCAAGATAAAAACGAAGAACTTGATAAAAACTTGCAAGAAGCATATAAATCTATTGACGAAATGAAAGAGGAATTAACAGAAATATAATAATTAAATTAAAACTATGAATGAATATCAAATAATGTCCATTGAAGATTTAATAAAAGAAGCGAAAGGGCTTGATTATATGATTTATGAAGCCGAATGTTATGGCAGAAGTGATATGCTTAGGCTTAGTGCTTGTATAAATGAGTTAGCAGAAAGGGGAATCGAACCAGTAGAAGGACACACTGGCTTAAAATTTAACTATTAAAATAAAACTATGAAAACAATTAAAAGAGAATATAAAGTATATAAATTTGAGGAGTTATCACAAGAAGCAAGGGAAAAAGCAATGCAGAATTGGAATGAAAATGAAGAGTATGAGTGGTTGAGTGATGATATGAATTGGAAGTTAGAAGAACTATTAAAAAAAGCTAAGATTGACGGAAAAGCTAAGATATCCTATTCTTTAGGCTATTCACAAGGAGACGGGGCTATGTTTGAGGGGGAATTTAATTGGAAAAAATATCGAATTAGTATTAGTCAATCGGGGCATTATTATCATTATAATAGTAAAGACATAACTATTGAAAATGAAGAGGGAGAAAATTTTAGCGATGAAGTATATGAAAAATTTGACGAGTTATATGTTTCTATATGTAAAGAGTTAGAAAAATATGGCTATGATGTTATAGAACAAGCTGAAAGTGAAGAGAATTTAAAAGATATGTTTGACGCTAATGAGTATACCTTTTTGAAGAGTGGAGAAATGTTTAATAATTAAATTAAAATTATGAAACACACTTACGGAATTAAACTATATAAAAGGCACAAATACTTAAACCAATACCCATATAGAAGATATAAAGAAAGGAATTTAGACTGGCTTTGGTTTATTATAGGCATGAGTATTTTGCTATGTAGTGGTCATTTAATCAATTTAATTTAATAATATGAATAAATATCAAGTATGTTGGGATGAGCGACACACTTCAATTGTTGAAGCTGCAAGCGAAAGTGAAGCAATAGAATTAGTAAACGAAGGTCAAGGGGATGAAAGTGCTGAAATGAATGGAAGTCAAGAAGCTTGTAAAATATAGTTTATCCCTTGAATATCTCATTCTTGGGGTATTCTATGGGCTAAATTAACATGCCCTCGCGTTGCGTATCTTAACAATTAAATATGAATGAATTTAAAACATGGGCAGATTTTGCCAAAAAATATGATTTAGTATTATTTAACGAATGTGTAAATTTAGTCAATCAAAATAACACTTCATTTTTTGAGGGAGTTATCATGGAATGGCAAGAAAAACATCTTGAGAATTGTGAATATGAACAGGCAAGGCATGAAATCGAAGAGCTAGAGGGAAGCGAAGATGTAAAAGATGTTAGAAAAAGAAAAGGCTTGATTGATGACTACGGAAAATATCCAGAGTGTCAATGCGAACCAATGCAATGGTATTCCATAGCAGTCGGGGAGTATGATGTTAAATTTCTTAATAATAATTATGGAATGGACATCTTTTTCAGCGACACTTTGGGGATTTACATTTTACCCGTTTATCATTTTGGAACTGGGTGGGATTATGTAGATTTAAACAAAATAAACTAAATCTTATGGAAAAGCAAAAAAAAGCATGGAAATCCCTTCAATCGTTTTATAAGTTTAAAGCTACTCTATCCCCTGAATTTATGCAAAAGAATTTGCGAAATCTTGGCGATATTGAAGCCAAGGCGATTAGAGAATACCAAAACACCTTAGAAAACCCTATTCAAGAAATATCTATGAAAGATTTAGGTAAGACTAGAATTTTCGGACAATAGGCAAACAATAAGGCTATAACTAAGCAACGCAGTTATGGCTTTTTTTGTATGCAAAAATCACTAGGTAAATATACGAGAATAACAGGCAGACAACGAAAGCAAAAAGCAAAAGTGAAAGCACAAACGAAAAAGATAAAATAGGGCGAGTTCGTCAGAAACCTAGACGGCACTACGAAATACTTGACACTTTATACGATGTTTGCTAACTTTAATAGACCATTTAATTAATAAAAAAACCCTGTGATTAACCCTAGTATTTTAAATAGGGGTATCAATCGGGTATGATTATGGAACAAGATATATTAGATGCTATGTTTCTAGACGAGCATCTTAACTAGCCCAAAAGCCTCTTGTTTAAAAGAGGCACACTGTTAATATAAGTAGGTGAGCTTTGTTTTCGTGTTTAACAGACTTTAAGTATAGCATACTTAGACTAAAAAAGACCCCGTTTGAGAGGTCTTATTTAGTATCTAAAAACATATAAAACATAGCTAATATCCATATAGTTATAAAGAATAATATTGTTTTCATTGTTTTTTTATAATATCTTTTAATCTTTCTTCCAAATCACCAATTATATCAGCCTCACAAAGATGAGAAAATTCCTCCTCTATCTTTTCTAGTAAATCTTTTTTCAATTCATTTTTGTAACATTTTTCGTCTAGCTTTCCATCCTTATTGCAATCACATAAGTATCCTAGTTGAGCATCACATTGGTCATCGTGTCTAGGTTCTTCCTCCCACTTCTTCTTTTCTTCTCGCAAAACTTCTTCAAATCTTTTAATTAGTGCATCTCTTAAAAGAGCTAATTCTGGTGGGCAAGTTCCATTATCTTTTACAAAATCTTTTATTATCTCTCCCTGCCAGTCTTTGTTGTTTTCTTTGTTCATAAGGTTTATTTATTAAGATTCAAATAAACCTATTACAACTAGTATAAGTCCTAAAAATAAAGAACTAAACATTGCACTTATTTGACTAATTTCAATTCCAAGGAAAAATGTTAATGTTATCATAAGCCAACAAATTCCTCCTATAATATATATTATTTTTTTCATAATTATTTTTCTTGTTTATTTAAACAGTTCTTACAAATATAATGTTCGCTCACAACTTCTCCTTTCATAACGCATTGACTTAAAATTTCATATTCATCGGTAAAGTAATTACACATAGAACACATTTTAATTTTCTTCTTTGGAACATTAAATTTTCCGACAAGTTTACATCTTTTATTAAATAGATACAAAGTCCTTTCTTTGTTCATAAGGGTTATTTACGCGTTATCTAATACTTCTTCTATTTCATCTCTTAGGTCTTCAAGTCTTCTAACTCCTATTTTTTCGTGCAAGTTTCCGTGTGCTGAACTTATTTCTATTTTAAATGAGGTTTCTTCGCCCTCTCTTTTAATTGGTTCTATTGTAATCATAAAGTTTAGGGGGTTAGTTTAACTTTTGTTATTTATTTCATTTATTGCATCATCTATCTTTTCAATCAATCTAAACAATAGAGCCATCGGATATACAATTATTTTTATTATTGATTTCATATACTTATTTTTAATTATTTACTTTGTTCATAAGGGTTAGTTAATTTTATGTATATAAAAAATATCTTTTCCAAAAAATCTTATCACACACACAAATTCATATTCATCTCTCATCACTTCAGTTCCTTTCCAAAATGGAACTATTTTATACTTGATACTCATAAAGTTTAGGGGGTTAAAAAATTATTCCAAGAACTAGAGCTACTCCAAACATAATTAAAACAAACCAGTGGGATTTATTTAACATATCTTCTTCTTCTAATCTATTCATAAAGTTTAGGGGGTTAGTTTTTCTTCTGCGTATTTTAATATCAGCTTTTCCATTTCTTGTTCTGGTGGTGGATTATTGTTCATAGCGTCATATTCGTCATACT